TCCCAAATTTTTTCATATGGCCCTCGATAAATTCAGGAGGAATCGGTTTCTTGAACCGAACTTCTGTAGCCATATAATATTCAGAGTCGGCCGTTTCCGGGTTTTTTGATGTCCATTTAGTATATTCGTTACGATCCATCATGCGCTTCTTGGCATCGCCCATGTTACCACGCAGGTCCGCATCCATATTACGTTCGGCCCAGTCCGCAGGTATTTTTAATTTTAAAACAGATCGTTCGCTATGCGGTGTTGTAACCGCCTTTGCATTAACGCCTCTAAAATGCGCTTCACCCCCACCACCAGACATGGATGCATAACCATGTGCGGTATGGGGGTCTGGTGTTGTTGAATACATTCCAGTAGATGGATCTGGTTTATTGATACCAGATTTCATCATTGATGCTACGTTGCGATCATGCGTGCCATGATATAAAATATAATGATCACCTTCACGCCACCACCCACGACGTTTCGCTTTGTCGAAAGGAAGTCTCTTAGACTCCGTTTGTTCTAACAACCATATTTTAAATGACATGGCTACCTCTCTATTAGATAGCCATATTTATGAACTTTAAGCTCTCCGTTGATCATAACGAGATGTACAGTATTTCCTGTATTGGTTCTAATATAATCTCTACCACCATCAATGAATACTGAACCATCTTTACTTTTGCGATAATCATGTCTGTATCCGCTGACTATGATCTCACCATCATCTGCTATCACACCAACAATCTTCTCAGAAAAAGCTGACGTAGCATCACAGATATAAGCATGACCTTCTGGTCCTAGATAGATCCCAAAATAATGTTTGTGTGATGCATCTTTTAAAACAGGTTGATAGAAAACCTCAACGGGATGTAGACTCCAATCTCCTGTTTTATCTTTGATAGACCATGCACCAACATATTTGGCCTCATAAAGTCTTTCAACAGATTCTATTTTTAGACTATCATAGAAAGTTGTGGGTATGCTAACTTCTTGACTCATTGTGTCAGCCTATAACAGAAGAAACCATTTCTTGCACCAGCAGGTCGATCTAGACCACCAGCATTACCAATATTGGCCCATGTATTACATTCCTCATATGAAGAAGCAAGCAATATTGATACCTTAGGACCTTCGTCCGTGGTGAATACTAGACTCACCACTACCAATAACCACATCATTTTCTAGACCTCCAAATGTATTGTTCATTACCAGTTATCTGAGCCCATTTGTTCAATAGAGGCGTTTCCATTTCGTAGGCCTCTTTCTCCCAAGGATGATCCTCATAGCTAACCTTATTAGAATCTACTCGTTGACCTTTCCAGGTTACAAGATCGATATTCTGTACATGATCATACATTTCGCTTCTAGCAAATTGCTTTACATGCACCAATTCGTGGGCTAGAGTCTTGAGTGTTCTCTTGCGGTTTGGACCAGCATAGAGTCTAATCAAAAACTCTCTTGGACGTTTGTTATCATCTATCCATTCACAGTCGCCCAATACACCCTCTTCTTTAAAGAGGTCTTTGACCAGCTTGACCTTGATGGTCAAAGTCTCTGAAAGTCTAGGGCCCACCAGATCGGCTACCATCCATCTGGTAGCGCCTCGGATGAGGTCCCTATAGACTTTGTCCCTGCCATAGACCGCTATGCGCGGACCTGATCTTGCCATGGACACCTCTCATCATGGGTTAATAGTACCAGGATGACCGCTCAATGTCAATGGCGAAGTAGGGTCAGAAGTATATATTAACGGCGACCACGTTGTGGTCTGGGTTGTTCCCATATAGGTTTAAATGGTGTTTCAATATCCATAGCTTCTTTTTTGGCGCGCTTTTCTTTGCGTTCATCCCGCCAATCTCTTTCTCTGGACTCTGGAACACTATAATCATCTTCATAATCGTCCAGATTAAATTTACGACTCTTACCCATTTTACACCTTTAAACCTGAGAAGTCCTTCCGACCCATTTTCTTTGTTTTCCAACCCATATTCTCTTCCTCATCACGGCGTTGACCAAAATTGGTTTTATCCATGATAGGTTTATCCTCCATGATATCTGATTGGGCCGATTGCTCGACATCATAGAGGCGCATCTTTTCCCGATCCACACCGATAACAAATCTGCGATGCATTGCCGGGTCACTATATCTATTCTTTAACTGTTTTACCATAAACTGACTTAGCTCTTGTAATTCCTCAGTCGAGATAAGTGCAATCATGAAATCGGCAGTCGCAGGTAGACCAAATGATTCTGATGTGTCAGTCAAATCAACATCAGAACTGGCATAACCAGATCGAGTGGTTTGAGTAGCAGATACGATTGGTACGTTTCTTTCTACAGCTAGTCCACGAAGTTCCTCAGCTATAGCCTTAACATAGGTATAGCTATTAACATTGGAACCTGTTTTGATGCGCGCTGACATACAAATATTTAGATAATCGATATAGATGATGTCAGGAACAAATGAACGCTTCAGGTTCAATTCATTGAGTAGATGACGGAAATGCCCAGCATGGGCTGAAGCTGTTGGATATTCTTTGATAATGAGCTTGCCAGTAGTCTTTGCTCGAATACCTGCAATCTTCTTTTCATATAAGTCTTTAGGCAGAGATTGTAAATCCGGAATCGGTACATTCAGTAGGTTAGCATCAATACGTTCAGCGATCTTTTCTTCAGCCATTTCCATCGTGATGTATAGAACATTCTTACCCATCATCAAATTGGCTGCGGCCATATGACACATTGCTAGAGATTTACCAACACCAGTGCCCGCCAAAATAATATTCAGCGACTTGCGTGATAGACCACCTCTAGTAATCTTATTCATGTATTCTAGATCAAACGGAACCTTTTCTTCTACGCGATGATAGAAGTCATATCGACCCTGATAATCATCGATCAGGTCATGGCCGATATGTGTATCAAAGGATACACCAAGTGCATCGGTGAGTATCTGTGGGATTGATCCCTTACTGCGATCTTTATCTTTACCATCAAGGATAGTAATGCTATCCATGATTGCATTATAGATGGCCCGCTCTTGACAAAACTTTTCAGTAGAGTCAAGCAACCAGGTCTTATCGACGGGCTCAGGTCGAGTAAGCCCATCGATAACCTGCATAACAGACTGATGTTCCTTCTCACCCAAACCCTTGGTGCCTTCTATTTCGATGGATAGGGCCTCACGGGTAGGAAGAGAATTATATTTCTCCATGAACTCTGAAATGCGAGAATATACTAGCTTTTCAGAGACATCAGAGAAATATTTTTCGCTTACAAAAGGTAATACCTTTCGTGCAAAATCATCATCATGTAGTAGGTGCCGAAGCACCGTCGTTTCGATTCGCATTGATTTCAGCCGTTGTTTCAATTATATGATATAGTATTGATGCTATGGTACGTTCGAAGTCTTGATTACCCTTAGTATTAAATTCATTTTCTAATACTGTATAGGTAAATCTGACGACTGCATTATCTTCATCATCAAGAGATTCGCCAACCTTGACGGTATCGAAACGAAATACCGTCCCTTTGAACTTACCAGACTCAATACCAAAGCACATGTGGTCTTTCACTTCAGCGTGATCAACCACTGTATACTCAGCTAGCGGTCTCGTTGGCACTTTCTTCTTCGTCATGTTCTACCTCACTTGTTTCACCTTGACCATACTTAAATTCTTTTGCTGCGACCGCATCAATACGATCTAGCAAATCTTTTGTAAAGAACCGTTCAGGATCTTGTTCAATTTGCTTTGCATAATATTTTCCACCATCAGGCATTTCAAAACGATTCGCGATCTTCTTGATTATACCATATTTCTCAGCCAAGTCAAGCAATCCGTAGTAACGATCAAGGCCCTTATCATAAGATAGCCTTACATCAATCGACTTGTTTTCCTTAGTAAAGCGACTCTTGGCTACACGACAATGAATAATATTACCAACAACCTCTGTACCATCACGATCTTTCTTCTTAGACAGAAAAATAATCTGTGAGGCTGCATACTTCAAACCTTCACCACCACCCATGTCTTTGGTCGGTACATATGCACCGATCACATTGAAGATATGATTGGTCACCAGCAGCGATACATTGGCCCGCGCAAGCTTGAGTGATAGTGCGCGGAAAGCTCCACGAATAAGCTGTGACCGAGTCATATCGCGTGTATTCTTACCCTCTGCGATATCTTCCAATTCTTTTTCAGTTGAAAGCTGACCAAGAGAGTCAAGCACCATGAGCATCTTTGGGCGTTCTTTCTCAGGCACCTTGAGATAATTATCAAGCGTCCTCATAACATGAGTGCGAAAGCCTTGCACAGTGGCCTGCTCAGAAATAACAACCCTGCGCGGATCGATTCCACGAGCTACAAACATTTCCTTAGTAACCGCAGCTTCTGTGTCATAATAAAAGACACCAGCATCTGGATTATCTTTCAGGAACTGTTGCACGAGACCAAGAACAAAGAATGTCTTACCCGTTGCACTCTCACCAGCAAATGCTGTGATCTTATTGTTAGGCACACCACCATAGATGCTGCCAGATAGTTCTG